CCTACACACAAACTTGCAGTCCTTTCTATGAAGGACTTAGTAATAAATAAAGAGTTAGCACTTGTGCTAACACAAGGTTCTTAAGAATAAGTATGTCTACTATTTCACACTAGGCAAGCTGTTAGCTTTATGGATTCCACTAACAACTTGCCTGAATAATTGGGGTTCTAGCCAGCCACTTCCATCTCTGGAGGTGCAAAGGTTATGTACCTGAACTTAACTTCGCCATCTTCCTTGTAGTCATTGAATCCTCTGAACACATAGTCCACATTATCAATAGCCTTAAGGGTTGGATAGCTTGTTTGAAGAGCAGTAATACGTTCCTTGGACAGACCGTGCTTTTTGTGCAAAGTGATGGTCTTATCACTTAAATCCGTAGTCCGAGCAACAATCCAGTCCGACATAATACGATTGCCCATCGCATCAGTCTTATCCTGCCATTGACCGTTGACAAATAACCGTTCAACTGTATTACGCCATACTGCAATTAAGGTCACAACTATAGTCTTGACACTTGCCATTGTTAACACTCCTTATTCTAAGATAGGTTCACACTTGCTTGATTGCTATGTACTTCCCTTTGCTTACAGATATGCTGTATCACATCTGCTCGCAGAGGTGAGAGGGGGAGAGCGAGCTTGCGAGCGGACGAGCCCCGAGAGTGGGGCGAGATGAAGTTGAGTCGTTTTCCATCTCAACAAGAATCGACCCCCACGGGGCGAGAAACGCATGGGTACCATGCAATGTATATCACGTATGCCCAGTCTAAAATAATTTTTGAGATTTGGATTCCCTACCCAAACTTTAAAAGGGAGTTCAATAGGAGTGGCCACTCTTAGTTAAGTGTTGATATTATTTTTCTTACAAGATTTAAAAAAAAGATTGTATGTCTTCAAAAAAGATTGTAATCTTGTGGGTGTGTTTTTTTAGTTATTTAATTATAGAGGTGGGACATAACTACTTTTTATAAGTCTGCGGCTCGTAATTGGGACGAGAAATATCTAACTTCTAGTGGTAAGTTAGATTACCAAAACCTTTACAAGTCATTAGCTAAGATAAATGGATTTAGGAGCCGTGAGAACCGTCTAAAATTATTTACGGCTATCACAGAATGGTATAAAGAGAGGAAGAATGAAGCTTAAAATAGCAAAAAAGATACTAACAGGAGCTTTTGATGCTCTAGGGCTAAAGAAGACTGCTCTTCGTTATAAGACAGATGTTCCCGGGTTAAGAAAGATGGCTACTAGTACCTTTGCTAAGGCAAAAGCTGCGAGTAGAAAGGCGAAAGCGGCTAATAAAGCTGCGGGAGTAAAGCCTATAAAGAAGAAATCTATCAAGCCCAAGCCGGGCTACCAAGCCCCAAAGGGTAAGGGTGGTGGTCGTGAGAAGCAGATAGCCAAGGAAACGAGGGGAACCTCTACTCGTGAGCAGGAGAAGTTAAAGAGAATGAGTAGGCCAACGGCTAATACTCAGATTAAGAAGCCAATGAAGCCTTCGAGTGATTATTACAAGAAATTTGGTAAAGCAAGGGACAGAGATTTAGGGGATGAATATTAAAGGAGTAAAAAGTGAAAGTTATAGATAAATCAAAGGGTACTAGGAAGAATATTGACATTGTTAATGTTGCTCAGCAATCCTTATCCAGTATTCCAAGTCAAAAGCTGGAAAAGAGTGGCAAGGGCGGTAATGAGAATACAGGCCCTAAACAGGGCAATGCTAAGGAGTCAGGAAGAGCTAGGGCTTCTGCGAAAACCAGTAGTGGGGCTATGAGTTCTCTTGGGACTGGCCGTCCACCTACGGCTCCTACAGGTGGACATTAGTGCCTAAATTTGGCAAGAAGTCTACTAACCAGCTTTCAACTTGCAGAAAAGAATTGCAGGAGGTGTTTAATG